ACCTACCTGCATCTGACCTAGAGGATGCAACAGTAGACTTTAAGTCAGCACGTAATGGTGGTTGGACTATGCTTGATATTACACTACCTAAGATCAAGACAACTATTGATACGCCTAAACATTCCACTGAAATAGCACAGAGATTGATAGCTGTGCATGGTATAGATGGTACTGCCTCACCTGCTACATGGTTTGGTGCTATAGATTTCTTCTGTACTAATGGTATGATCACTGGTGATTACGACAAGGTACGTAAGAAGAATACATCAGGCTTCACACTGTCAGGCTTTCAGCATGAGTTGTCTAAAGCTAAGACAGACTTTAACCTACAGGGTAAGAGACTACAGACATGGGCAGACACAGACTTTACTTATGTAAGTGTACACAAATTGCTTGAGGACATCACCAAGTCAGAGCGTAAAGCTAAGAAGATGTATGAGTTGTACATGCAAGAGGCAAGTGTACGTGGTCACAATAAGTTTGCATTGTATAGTGCCTTCACTAACTATGCTTCCTATGCTGACGAGCGTAATGGATTCAGCCTACGTAATACAGGTAATGATACACAGGCTGTGAGTATGTTCTCTCGTGAGCAAGAGGTATCCAAATGGATCAGTACACCTCTATGGCACAACGTAGAGAACCTAAGAGAGTATGCTTAATGGATTGGAAAGACCCAGAGCAGGTACGTGCGTATAAGAGTGGATGGTATAAAAAGAATAAAGAAAAAGTTGATGCGTATGACCGTGCGTACTATCACAAGAATAAAGAAAAAATTCTTGAGAATAAACGTGCATACTACCAAAAAATTAAAGAAAAAATATTAGAGAACAATAAACAGTGGAAAAAAAATAATCCTGCTTTAGTATTACAATACTTGGCAAATCGTAGGGCTAGAAAGATACGTGCCATACCTAAGTGGTTAAGGAACTGTCCTGTTGAGAAGAGAAGAGTTTATACAGTCTATCTACTCAGTCGTCTGTTAGCCAAGGCAGATGGTATTGAGAGACACGTTGATCACATGTGGCCTCTGTCAGACGGTGGGCCACACTGGTCAGGTAATCTACAGGTACTAACGAAGGAAGAGAACTTAGAGAAGGGTGCATACTCTTGTCATAAACTAAAGAAACAAATGAAACTTAACTTAAAGGAAGCGAAGGTGTTGTATGCTAAAGCTGCCTAGATATGTGCAGAAACGAGACACTGGTGAGTACAGGTTTAACCCACCTCAAAACCTAGTTGATGCAGGTGTAGTGACCAGAAAAACCTTTGGCACTGACCTGCAACAGGTACGTAGACTTGTTCGCAAAGACAATGAAGCCATTGATAACTGGCGTGACATACAGTCACAGGTGTTAGTGATCACAGATCGTAGCACCTTCAATGATCTAGTGGACTACTACTATATGTCTAATGATTTCAATATGTTACGTGATACAACTAAGGTGGATTACAAATACTTCTTGGGTGTAGTGTGTGATAAATTTAACACAGTTAAATATAAAAACATAAGTACTAAGGTTGCCAAGGGTGCATATGAGGAATGGGTCAAGCGTGGTGTGAGCTTTGCAAATCATACAGCTACCTGTGCCTCACGTGTATTCAACTATGCTATTGAGATGGAACATGCTATCTTAAATCCCTTTAGTAATATAAAACGTAAGGCATCTAAGAAGAGAACAGTTGTCTGGGCAACAGAGGATGTGGTTAACTTCCTTGATGTAGCATATGCTAACTTTGAGACTAGGAACATTGGACTAATTATACAGATGGCATACGAGTGGTGTCAAAGATTGGGTGACATGCGTACCCTTGAGTGGACAGATATTGACTGGGATACAGGGATACTACACCTTGAACAAAGCAAGCGTAGAGCAGAGGTATTTCTACCTATATCAGAGGACTTGATGGGCATGTTGCAAGATCAACGTGTAGACTTTGGCTTTCAAAGGTACGTAGCACCTCATCCTAGCCCCGTACAGGGGGCATACCACCCTTATACCTTAGAGCGTCTATCTAAGAATGGAAGGACGGTCATGCGTAAGGCAGGTTTGTCTGACACACTACGTCTAATGGACTTGAGAAGGACAGGTGTGACACAGATGGTTGATGCAGGTGTCTCATTGCCACAAGTAATGTCAGTGACTGGGCATACACATGTGTCTTCTGTGCAACCATACATGAAACATACATATGCTAGTGCAAATTCAGCCTTGACACAAAGATCAGATAGCTTACAATCAACAACATGTTGCAACAACGAAAGTGATATACATGAATATAAATAATATTATAAATGATCTATCACTTGTAAATGGTGAGACAAAGAGGATGACTTGTCCTTCATGTAAGGGATACAATACCTTTACTATAACCAATAACATGGGATCAGTGCTATGGAATTGTTACAAGGCAAGTTGCGAGTACTCAGGTGGTACTCGTGTTCACTTGACTAGTGATGACATACGTAAGTCTATCAGTAGGGTAGCTGAAGAAACCAAAGAGATACCATTCACTAAGCCTGAGTGGTTAGTAAAAGATAACGAAGCAATAGGTGTATTCTGTAAGCAATGGGATATAGATCCAGATGAATTAGGTCTGTTGTATGACGTAAAGGAAAGTCGTGTCGTGTTTCCTGTGGTCAAGTCAAGTGTGATGGTAGATGCTAGTGGCAGAAGTATCACACACAGGCTACCAAAATGGAAACGATATGGTAAGAGTGACTTGCCCTACTCATATGGGTATGGTAAGGTCGCTGTAGTTGTTGAGGACTGCATAAGTGCTGCGATTGTAGGTAGTGATGTATATGTTGGGGTCGCTGTGTTGGGTACATCATTATCAGAAGCACACAAGAGGTTCTTATCGCAGTTCTCAACAGCCATTGTAGCACTAGACCCTGACGCACTACCTAAGACACTACAATTTACTAAGGAACTAAGAGGTCACGTTCATTCAGTTCGTGCCTTACGATTAACAGATGATTTGAAATACCGTAATCCTAACGACATTCAAAACCTTACAGCATTAGGAGAATAATATATGGAACTATCATTAGTACGCAGCCTTATGGACAAAGGTTTCTATGACGATCATAGAGGGGCGCGTTGCCCTGATCGTTTGTTCAGTAAAGACGTACGTAAGATCAAGGCATCAATAGACCTAGCGATGCAGAGATACGAACGTACTGTTACACCTGCTGAGATTGAGGCATTGTTTATGTCCAGTAATGCACAGCTTACTACAGCACAGAAGCAAGCATACTCGTCCTTGTTTAGTCAGATAAAGAAAGAGTCACCTATGGGTAGTGACGTAGCACAAGAGGTGTTGTCTAAATTGTTTCAACAAGTAGTTGGAGAAGACATAGCTAACATTGGCTTTGACTATGTCAATGGTACTAAGACTACACTTGAACCACTACGTAATCTACTAGAGCAGTACGCTGATGACTTCACACCTGACTTACACATAGAGTGGGATGACATGGACATAGATACACTGCTCTCTAAGAATGATCTTGAGGCACGTTGGGTGTTCAACATACCTACACTCACACGTAAGATAGAGGGTGTGAACGAAGGACACCTTATTGAGGTAGGAGCTAGACCTAACACAGGCAAGACATCCTTCCATGCTAGTATAGTAGCAGGACCAAATGGATTTGCACAGCAGGGTGCTAAGTGTATTGTGTTGTGTAACGAAGAAGGATCACATCGTGTAGGTGCTAGATATCTAACAGCAGCTACAGGTATGACTATGCAAGAGATAAAGGCCAACCCAAGTAAGGCACGTGATATATACTCTAAGATTAGTGGCAACATAAAGATCAAAGACTCTACCAGTAGAGATATGTCATGGGTTGAGAGTGTATGCAAGTCTTACAAACCTGATGTAGTTATACTAGACATGGGTGATAAGTTTGCTAGGACACAAGGCTTTGCTAGAGCAGATGAATACTTAAAGGCCAACGCTATATATGCAAGACAGATAGCCAAGCAACATGGATGTGCTATCTTCTATATGTCACAGCTATCTGCTGATGCAGAGAATAAAGTTGTGCTGAACCAAGCTATGATGGAAGGGTCACGTACAGGTAAGGCTGCTGAAGCTGACCTCATGTTACTCATAGCAAAGAATCCACCTGTCGAAGGACAGGACGAAGAGGATACGCAGCGTCACCTTAATGTAGTTAAGAATAAACTATCAGGGTGGCATGGTATAGTTCATTGTGAACTCAATTATAAAACAGCGAGGTACGAAGTATGATACACACTAACGAAATAAATCCTAACACAGGTAA